ATTTTCGCGAAGAGCAAGTCCTTATCGGGTACAGAGATCACGTATACGGCGTATGACGGGCTGATCTATCTGACGAAATCGAAGGTTTCGAAGAACTTCAAACAGATGACGGCCGAGCAGATCACCAATCTGATGTGCAAGGAATTTGGGGTCCCCGTCGGGAAACTCGCGAAGACGAATATCCCGCAGAGCTTCGTGCATATGGGGAAGACGGTGTACGAGGCGATCATGACCGGGTATACGCTTGCTTCGAGCCGCACGAAACGCAAATATATGCCGCGGATGCGCGAAGGAAAGCTGGACCTGGTATTGCTGGGTGAGACGGTAGCGAAACGCATTCTTACAGCAGAGACGGATCTGCTCGAATCGACGGTGGACGAGAGCATCGATGCGATGATTAACCGCGTGCTGATCGTGAATGAGACGGGCGGCGTTGAGCGGATCGTAGACAACGTGCCGTGGGTCGAGAAGTATGGCCGGATGCAGGAAGTGTACCAGAAGGAAGAGGGCAAAGATGCGAATCAGGAGGCGAAGTCACGACTATATGGCATGGATCGTGCCGCCTCGGTTCAGGTGATCGGCGGACGAGATGCTTATGATCTGGTTGCGGGCAATGCGGTGCGAATGATTGAGGATGTGACCGGGATGACCGGTCTTTTTTATATCGAAAATGACTCGCATTCCTTCGAAAACGGTACGCATACGCTGAATTTACGGCTCAATTTCGAGAAGGTGATGGACGAGTACACACCTGATGAGCAAGGGGGGATATGATGTCGGAGTTATCATGGCTCGTTGAATTTATTCGGGATCAAGGGCAGAAATCGCTTGGTCCTTCTGTGCTGCTTGGTCAGGTGCGCGCGATTCCTCCGGCATTGGTGGTTCGTGCAGAAGGGATGGATCTGGAAGAAGAGGATCTCTATGTGTCGTCTTCGCTGCTGCTGCCCGAAGTGCTGCATGTCGGGGATAAGGTCGCGTTGATGCCGCTCGCGAGCGGACAGCAATTTATTGTACTGAGCAAGGTGGTGAAGATGGGTGAATGATCTATTTCCTTTGGTGGATGTTCCGCCAGATTTGGCGTTTAGCAGCAGTGTAAGTTTGCCGCTATTTCGGGAATATGCCTGGGATTTCGCTAGGGATGAATTCGTGATGAAGGACGGGCAGCTGGTGCTGCTCGAAGGACAGGAAGCTGTAAAGGTATGGATTTACAAGGCGCTTCGTACTGAACGATATCGGTATTTGGCATATAGCTGGGATTATGGGAATGAGATTGAGCGGCTTATGGGCAGCACGTTCTCGCCTGCCGCGCAGCGCAGTGAGGCGGAGCGGTACGTCCGTGAAGCGTTGATGGTTCTCCCATACATTCGGGAAGTGAACCAAATCGAGATCATGTCTGGTGGCGATGTGCTGAATATTGAAGCGACGGTTGAGACCGTCTATGGGGAGGTGAATGTGCGTGTTTGAACAACAATCATGGGATAGCATCCTGTCGCGGATGCTGAATCATTTTGCCCCTGAAGGGGTGGCGAAGCAGGAAGGCAGCTTCGTCTATGATGCGATGTCGCCGGTGGCGGTGGAGCTGTCGCAGGCGTATAGCGACTTGGATCGAGTCCTTACGCAAGGATTCGCGGAGACGAGCAACGGCGTATACCTGGATCGACGGGCAGGTGAGCACGGCGTGACGCGCAAGCCGCCGGCGAAGGCGTACGGAATCGTGAAGGTGAGCGGAACTACGGGGGCTAAGATCCCAGCAGGGACGGCGTTCGCGACGAAGAATGGCACGTTGTTCGTGTCGGAGGCCGAGGCGGTGATCGCTTCGGAAGGGTTCGTGAAAGTGAATGTGAGCGCGGAAGAAACGGGTGTGAGCGGGAATGTACCGGCTCTGGGCATTACGGAGGTCATCGGCAGCATGCCAGGGGTTCAGCAGGCGGTGAATGAAGCGGCTTTTATCGGGGGCTATGACGGGGAGTCCGATGAAGCCTTGCTCGATCGGCTGTTGACCAAGGTCCGTACGCCGGCGACGAGCGGCAATGCGAACCAATATCGCCAATGGGCGATGGAAGTGACGGGGATCGCGGATGCCAAGGTGTTCCCGCTGTGGAACGGCAACGGTACCGTCAAAGTTGTTCTATTGGATGATGCGCGTAGAGCTCCGGCACCAGAGCTGGTCACTCAGGTCGCAGAGCATATCGTATGGGTACGGCCGATTGGGGCGAACGTGACCGTGGCGGCAGCGGTGGAGGTGCCGCTGAATATCGATGTGGACCTGGATGTCCTGCCCGGGACAACGCTCGCGGAGGCCAAAGCATTGATTACGAATGAGATAGGCGCGTATTTGAAGGAACTTTCGTTCGTTAATGCAATCGTTCGAATCGCCCGGATTGCGAATGTCATCCTGGATACGAAGTTGGTCGTGGATTACCATGATCTGAAAATTAACGGGGCCGATGAGAATATCGTGATCCCGGAAGGCAGCGTCGCGGTGATCGGGACGGTGAATGTGCGATGACGGATGTAAGAGAAATGGCAGGCGTCGGAGGGGCAGGGGCAAATAATCCGCTGCTCCGTTATGTGCCGGAATTCGTATCAGGCTCGCGTGTTTTTGGCGGCATGCTAGATTCGCAGTATCAGGAAAACCAGGAGCTGACTGCATCGATCGATGAGGTGCTCAATCAATTTTACATCAAGACCGCTACCTGGGGACTTGACCGCTGGGAGCGGATGTGCGACATCGTGACGGACCCGTCCAAGCCGCTCGATCAACGCCGCAGCGTCATCAAGTCCAAGCTGCGCGGCATCGGCACCGTCACGGTGGACCTCGTGAAGAACGTTGCCGAAGCCTTCGCGAACGGCCAAGTCGACGTGGAGGAGGATGTCGCGAAGTACACGATCACCGTCACCTTCGTCGGCAAACTCGGCATCCCGCCAAATATGGAGGACATTACCCATGCGCTGCGGGATATTATCCCGGCGCATTTGGGGATCGAATATGTGTATAAGTTTGTTACGCATGCTGATATAAAATGGAAAACACACAAACATTTGATGTCTTATACGCACAAACAAATTAAGGAGGGTGGCGCACTTGTCTAATGTAACACCGAATCTTGGCTTACAGAAGCCGTTAGAAAATGAATATTACGATATTAATGTACAAAATAGCAATATGGATAAGATTGATGCTGCAATTGGGAAAATTAAGTTGCCGGATGGGACATTGAATCAGAAGGGGATTGTACAGCTTTCGAGTGAGACGGATAGTACGTCGGAGACGGTTGCGGCGACGGCGAAGGCGGTAAAGACGGTGAATGATGCTGTTAATGTGCATAAGTCGGATAATGTACAGCATATAACATCGGCGGAACGAACGGCGTGGAATGCGAAGGAGACGCCAACAGGGGCGCAAGCTAAGGCGACAGCAGCGGAAACGAATGCTAAAAATTATGTAGACGTTAAAGCGTGGCAGAAGTACAAATTGACGGATGATTCGGGAGTTGCTGCTGTTGTTTCCGATTTGAATTTAGCTGATAATACGGGGTTTTACATGGGATCTAACATGCTGAATGCACCTTCTGTCGATTGGCATTACGTTGAAGTGATTCGACATAATAACATTTGGTGTGTGCAAAAAGCGTATAATTTTAACCGCACATCATTTTATATGCGACAAAAACAAAATGGCACTTGGGGAGCATGGTCAGCAGACCTTTTTCAATCTGTCAGTGACGGTAAAAACGCTATTGCAGGCGCGATCACTGGCAAGGGTGTTCCTGCAAGCGGCGACGACGCATTCGCAGTCCTAGCTTCAAAGATTGGACAGATTAGCACAAAGGCTCCAGAAGCAGCTGGAAGTGGTCAGATAACTAAACCAGATAATGAGGGAAGAAATGTAACTATTTCTGGGTTAGCATTTACACCACGTATTATTATTGTTGGTGGTCCAGCAGGAGTCAGTTCATACGATGTAGTAAAAACTATGGCTACAAAATTTAACGATGACGGAAGTATGAACTTGGATTGGCGGTATCAGATCGGTACAGGCCAATATGGACAAATTGAGTCTAGGCAAAGTAATGGTTTTGTTTTCAGTCTTCATGGTAACAGTACAAGTCCAAGTCCAGAAACAATCAAGTACACTTGGTGGGCATGTGCTTAGAAAAGGAGTGATTATATGAACATCGGCAGGAAAATTTACTTTCTAATTTCAGCAGGTAATGTCATTTTAGATACGGGTGAGCGAGTTGGACATGTGATTGAAACAACATTCGAACAAGACTTCGAGTCATATGTTGAGCTTGCAGAAAGAATACCCGAAACGGTGGGAGTGTTGAAACTAGAATATGGACAATACACAGAAGATTTTACAAAGAGTAACGGATTCCGCGTGAACCCAACTACATTAGAACTTGAATTTAGTTATTCTGACCCAAGAGAACCAGAGAAATCACCTGTATATCAAATGCCTTTAACGGAACAAATGAACAAATATACAGATTATCTTGTTGAACTAGATTATCATTTGTCATTGGTGGAATTGGGTTTAAATTGAAAATCATAATAGTAGGAGGTCATTTTTATGACATACAAAGCGTGTAAATCATTAATCGATCGTAAATCTTATGCATCTTTAGAGGATATGCAGACAAAGTTGGATATCTTTATGCTGAATAATCGTTTGACACAAACGGAATATAATGAGTTGTCATCACAATTAGTCTCACAGTAATTACCCATTGTTGCGCAATAACACAACTTAATTATATGAGATGATACACATAGCCTAAGCGCCTAACAAGGCGCTATTCTTACGCCCTCGGTACCCCCGAGGGCACTTCATTTCAAAGGAGGAATGGCATGATTGACAAAGCATTAACATTCATATTCGGAGCCATCGCAGCGCCAGTATTTAACTTTTTCTATGGAGGTGGAACGATGTCGAGCGGAGTTATGGTTGCGCTTGTTTTCTTTGTCCTACTAGACTGGATTACGGGCATTCGCGCCGCACAGAAGGACCGATCCTATGCCAGCAAATACGGGATTGACGGAGTTTTTCGCACTTTTTTCATTCTGTTATTGCCGGCTGGCGGGCATTTACTAGATGAAGCTTTTCAAATGCCGGACATCTTGTTCGGTGCCATTTCGGTGGGTGTGCTGTATCACCATTTGCAGTCGATGACGGCGAATGCGATTCGCGCGGGGTGGGGGAATTGGTTCCCGGAATGGATCATGACACGAATTACAGAATGGGTGAGGAGTGAATTGGACAAGAAGACAGAACGGGCCGAGAGCCGAAAGGGGGAATCGAAATCATGAAAATCGTTATATGGGATGCAGGACACGGTGGGAAAGATCCGGGTGCATCGGGCAACGGATTGCTAGAGAAAGACGTTGTTCTCCAGATTGCAACCGAAGCAGCTAGACAATTGGAACAA